TTATTCGAGGCGTACAAGTCCAAGCACGAGAGCTACGCCATAGAACTGACTTTTTGCAAGCTGGAAAGAATCGTATTCGGTATTGTCGGAGACGATAAGGACATGGTCGTTGTCGGAACCACGCCTTACGCGTTTGATGAGCGGGCCCTGTTTGGTGTCGAGTACGTAGGTTTTGTTCCACTGGAAAAACATGTCGTCAAGAGGAACGCGCTGGCAGGCTACGAGGTCGCCGGAGCGGTATGTGGGTTGCATTGAGTCTCCTTTGACTTGAATGAGGAAGTCAGCACCTTTGAAAGCAGGAATGATGTAACGCTCGCATTCGTATTCCATTACCGTTGTGTCGCCTGTAAATGCACCAGCCATCGCGCTTAATGGAATGAGCGGGATGCCTTCTTTACTATCGGAAGGCGCTTGATGGGCTATATGTTCCTCCTCTTTTGTAAAAACAGAAGTCATTTCTTCAGGGCTATCTTTTGGCGCCGCTGATAGTGTAAGGTTTTTGCGAATGTTGAACATATCCATAGCCTTTTCTTTTCCAGTTCCAAAGAGTAACCATTCAGCAGATATATTCGCGTTTGCGCATACTTTTTCAAGCACATCATAGGAAGGCTTTCCTTTCCTTGCCCCGACTACATTTTCCACAACCGTAGGACTTATTCCTACTGCCTTTGCAAAAGCTCGTTTGTTGCCTTGAAATAGCACCTGAATTATTGTTTCAAATCTTTCGTTTATAGTCATAAGCGTATAAATAATGTTTAATCGCGAATCTTTTGTTCGCAATTGTTTTGTTTATTCGCATAAGCGTATTATATTTGCAGCGTGTTCGAATGAGAACGCGCGGTTAAAGATACGAAAAAGCCGCGAGATTAAGGATTATAACGACATAAAGAAAATGGAGAAGATTAAAAGTTGGAAAACGCAGAGCGTGAAGCACAAGGTTGCGATGGTGCTGATACTGGACGGAATCAATTTCAGTTTCAATTCAAAGGATGGGATTGTGTTTGCGGTACCGGAATCCTACGTGGAACGGATGAAGTACAGGATGGTGACCTGCTACGGATGCAGTTTGAAGCCCATTATAACGGAGTATTAACGAATAAAATATGTGAGATGATGGAAACGACAATGAGCAGGAACGACGTGTGGGCGGTGATGTTGACCGCCACGGACGGCAGGGTGTGCCGCTGGGAGTTTTGGAATTGTACGTTGACACACGTGAAGGACCTTATAAGGGGATATGTGGGAAGTTGCCCGTATGATTGCGACTGGACAATCAGGGGCGGCGGCATGACGATCAGGGGGATGTCAGGGCAAGACGATTTTGGAAAAGTCAGGGTAAAAGGAAAGATTAAAGGATAACAAGGCCTGGGATGGCAGCCCGGAAAGACGGGCAAGGCGCGGCCGGAAAGTTGGTAAAGCGAACGCGAAAGCATGAAAGCGTAGGACAGCCGCCGGGGTTCGACTCCCCGCGCCCCACAACCCTGAAGCGTGACAGACCGGAAGGCGTTAAGAGACGGTCGGACGGTGTGGAAAGACACGCGGGGTACTGGTCGTTTGCGGAGGGGTTCGATTCCCCTCGCCCCACTAAAGTTTAATCAAAATACAAGAATTATGATAAAGGTTACCGTCAGAATTGATACGAATGAGAGTAAGTATATAACAGGAACGACAATAGAATGCCGGTTGTTTGGCATTCTATTGTACAAAAAAGTCTACCGCTACCCGGAAGAAGGATGGCGAGGGGAATACGTCACAAAGTGAGGCCATGTTTGTCAATGGTATCCACAATCTTGTCAACTTCTTCTTTGAAGTCCTTGATCAGGAGTATGTCGGAATGCGAGCAATGCCTCCCTTTGAGCTTGTCTTCTACCTCAATAAGTTTCTTGTAAAGAAGATACTGTTGGGCCATGAGGCGTTTCAAATCATTTTCAGTCATAACAAATTGTTTTTTAGTACGCTACAAAAGTAGCAAAAATCCGGAGGTTCGTGAGAATATCCGGAACATTTAAGTGAAACTTCTAAAATTAAGTGAGATATGAATGAGATTTTAAATCAAGAGAAGAAGCGGTACATCCACATCATGAAGGAAGACCGTGAGTTTATTATGAAGTCATTGGGTGTAACGGAGCGCACGGTACTCAACGCCATCCGCTTTGACGAGAAGCGAGGCCATACGGATTTGGCAAAGCGTATCCGCAAGCTGGCAATGTCTCGAGGAGGCATTGTGATGGTAGTCAATCCTGAAATAGAGACACTGTTTGACGCGGATAACTATATGCGCCAATACTTCCCTAACGGAGCGTTGATAGAGCTTGACAAGAAGGCCGGCACGGGCGACGTGCTATTCAAGGGTGAGCGTGCAGGGCATTACGAGAATGTGTCGCTGCGGGACATAGAGGAAATCCAGGCTTTTGCGAGTGCGTTGAAATAGTTGGGGAGACGCGGACGATGGAGTACTACGGAAAGATATTGTGCATATCCTATCACGACCTGGTTTACGACGACCGGCCGTCGATAAAGGACGGCAAGGCCGACTACAGCCAAAGCCGGGCACTTAAGGGTGTGCACCCGTCGGTGCTTTCCGAAGATGAACTTGCCCCGGTAATGTCGGAGGCCAACTACAAACAGTTGGCGTCAAGGGGAAAAATCAATGTAGTTCGTAACGGCAGAGGGCAAGGAGGTTACGCACTTGTTGAGATAGCCACCATGCCACTGCGTTTCCGAGAAAGGATAAAACGAAAATACGGTGACTTGGAGGCGGAGATATTGAAGAACTGGTTCGGCACGCATTTCCATGTTGACGCGAAAGCGCGTGAGTTCTACACGAAGTTCCGTTTTGAGAACGGCGAGTCGCTGCCTCCTGAGCGTATACAGGAGTACACGGTGAACGCTTCGGTGATAGAGGCTGTGCTGGCGGTAATGGCCGACAGGGTGCTTATGCGCAAGGCGATGAAGGGCGGCCCGGTGAACTGGGGCGAGATGTGCGGCGCGATAAGTTACTATCAGTCGGAGTTCGGACACACGCTGCCCTTGAGCGCCAACCGCTTCAAGAAACGTGTGCATGACTTCAAGGCGCATGGTTACGAGAGCCTGATAAGTGGCAAGTTCCTGAACCAGAACCGCCGGAAGGTGACCTACGGCATTGAACGGTTGCTGCTGGCCATAGACGCACAGCCGGAGCAGCCTTTCAACACCACGGTATGGGAGCAATACAACCAGTTCCTGCAGGGAGGCCTGGAATTGTTCGACCCGGATACGGGCGAGGTGCTCAACCCGGCAGACTTCACTGACAAGGACGGCAACCCGATAGTATTGAGCCCGACGACGGTGGCGGCTTACCTGAACAAACCTGCCAACAAGGCGCTGCGCGCGAAGCTGCACATGAGCCAGTGGGATTTCAACAACTCATACAGGCCTTACCACTTGCGTCACGCGGGTGAATATTCGTTGAGCAAGGTGTCGCTTGATGACCGCGACCTGCCGCGCCCGATGAAGGACGGCGTGAGGGTGAAGGCCTACTATGCATATGATGTGGTGAGCGGTGCGGTGGTAGGCTACGCTTACAACCGGCTGAAGACCGCCGAACTGTTCCTTGACTGCATGAGGAACATGTTCCAGACGCTCGAGCGGGGCGGCATGTACATACCTGCCGAATTGGAAGTGGAACACCACTTGGTGAGTGATTTTGCCGACGGCCTCATGCAGGCGGGTGTGGTGTTCCCCCTGATAAGGTGGTGCAACCCCGGCAACTCACGCGAGAAACGTGCCGAGCATTTCAACCGGCAGAAGAAATATGGTGTGGAAAAGTTGACACAGGTGGGCATAGGCCGCTGGTGGGCACGATTGGAGGCGAACAGGCCGAAAGAAGAGAAAGTGTATGATGAAAAGAACAATACCTGGAAGGTCAAGGCCTACACGTTCGACGAACTTGTGGCGGATGACATACGTGCGATAGGCGAATATAACAACCAGTTGCACCCGAACCAGAAGAGATACCCGGGCATGACACGCTGGGACGTTCTTTGCAGGACGCAGAACCCGAACCTGCGCCCGTGGGACAAGGCGGTGCTTTACCGGTACATAGGCGAGCATACTGAGACTACGATACGCCAGAACGCTTACCTGACGGTGAATTACGAGCAGTACAGGCTCTCGAGCCCGGAAGTGATAGGCAGGCTTGCAGCGAGGAACTACAAGGTGGACGCCTACTGGCTTGCAGACGCCGACGGGAAAGTGGATGAAGTGTACATATACCAGGGCGGCCGCTTAGTTGACACGTGCAAGCGCGTGGTACGCTACAACGAGGCGACGGCGGAGCAGACCGAAGCGGACAAGGCGGCCTACACGGAGCAGGCGAAATACGTTGCGAAGTTCGACAAGATGATGAAGGACGGCAAGATACGCCGCGTGGGCATTCTTGACAAGGGAACAGCAAAAGCCGCAGCGGGTATAGAAGCCGAAGCGTTGGAGATACAGCCGCATGCCGGGGAGGACGATTATTCCGCTTACATGGACGTGACTCAATATGAGGGCGAGGCTGTGGCAAAGATTTAACAACATTAGAATATCATTAAAACAGTATCGAAATGGAAATAACAAACGATATAAAGAAGCGCATATCGGAGGCGATAGCTTCCGACCGCGCGAATTACCCGAGCGACAACCGGCATGCGACGGCGCTGGGGATAGCCCCGAGCGTGTATAACGCAATAAAGAAAGGCAATTACGAGAAGCAGGTGAGCGACGCGAGCTGGGTGGGCATGGCCCGGAGGTTAGGTGTGGAGCTAAGGTCGGAAATGCCCTGGATTGCGGCACGGACGCCGACCTACGTGTTCGTGAGCAAGCAGCTTGAAGCGTGCCAGACGAGTGGCCTCTCGGCCATCTTGTGCGACATGCCTAACATAGGCAAGACCTTTTCGGCCAAGGTGTACGTGAAGGAGCACAGGAACGCGGTGTACGTGGACTGTTCGCAGGTGAAGACGAAGCTGAAACTGATACGTTACATTGCGAAGGAGTTCGGCGTGAGCGCGAACGGGCGTTACTCGGACGTGTACGAGGATCTGGTGGCTTACCTGCGGACGATAGACAAGCCGCTGGTGGTGCTGGACGAGGCGGGCGACCTGCATTACGAGGCATTCTTAGAGTTGAAAGCGCTGTGGAACGCGACGGAGCGGTGCTGCGCCTGGTACATGATGGGCGCGGACGGGCTGAAAGCCAAGATAAACCGTGCGATTGAGGGCCGGAAGGTGGGTTACACGGAGATGTTGAGCCGCTACGGCGACACGTACAGCAAGGTGACGCCCGACGACGCGAAGGAGCGCGACAAGTTCCTGCGGGCGCAGGCCGCGATAGTGGCGAAGGTGAACGCCCCGGAAGGCGCGGACATAGCGAGGATAGTGAACGCCACAGGCGGCGGGCTGCGGCGGGTTTATACCGAAATAGAGAAACTTAAAATGGCATAATAAAAAGACATGAAGCGAGGGTACAGTCCGAAAGAGGTGATGAACATGAAGATACCGCGTTTTGAGTTCACTGGCGCGTGGTTAGCGAACATAGGCCGGCCGGCGCGCAGCGGCGTGTGGATTATATGGGGCGCGAGCGGCAACGGCAAGAGTTCGTTCGTAATGCAGCTGGCCAAGTACCTGTGCACATTCGGGAAAGTGATATACGACAGTTTGGAGGAAAGCACCGGGTTGTCCCTGCAAATGTCGCTGAAACGGCACAGGATGGACGAGGTGAAGAAACGCCTCATCATCTTAGACCGCGAGCCGGTGGAGCAGTTGGAAGAGCGCCTTTCGCGGCGTGGCAGCCCCGGAGTGGTGATAATAGACAGTTTCCAGTACAGCGGTCTGAGTTACCCGGCCTACAAGGCTTTCAAGGAGCGCCATAGTAGGAAGCTGTTCATCTTCATAAGCCACGCTGAGGGTATGCGCCCGGAGGGCAGGACGGCCAGGAAGGTGGAATACGACGCTGACGTGAAGGTTATGGTGAGCTGCTTCAAGGCGTGGTGCAAGAGCCGTTTCATGGAAAAGCCGGGCGAGCCTTACGTGATATGGGAAGAGGGCGCGGCCCGTGCGGCGGACGGTAAAGAGTTACCATGTAGTACGGGAGAGGATAATAATGACGAAAATAATATTTAACCATGGATAATAATGAGACAAGAACTTGCTGCATTTGCGGCGGTAAGATAGAGGGGTACGGTTACAATCCGTACCCGGTGAAAGAAGCGGGGCGGTGCTGCCGGAAGTGTAACTACGAGGTGGTTCTGCCGGAACGATTCAAAAGATACGATGAATACAAAAACATAAAGGATTATGATTAAGAGAGTTTACATCAGCGGTGCGATTGAGCACCATGACTTGGAGGAACGGCGTGCGGCGTTCGGCCGCGCGGAGCAGCTGTTGGAGCTACACGGCTTCCAGTCGGTTAACCCGATGAAAAACGGATTGCCGGCGGAGGCACACTGGAGAGAACACATGCGGCGTGACATAGCCTTGCTGTTGGAGTGCGACGCGATATACATGCTGGAAGGTTGGGAGTTGAGCAAGGGCTGCAAGTTGGAAATGGACGTAGCCAGTTCGTGCGGTATATCTGTAGCCACCAGTTTGGAGAGGTTGAAACGATTAAAGTAAGAGACATGGAATCGAAGAACGACTACAAGCGTTTCTGGGCGTTGTTGAGAGAGATGCCCGGTGCGGAGAAGGAGGAGATAGTGTTGCAGTTCACGGGCGGGCGTACGACACACCTGCACCTGATGACGGCGGACGAGTACCGCAGGATGTTGCGGATGATGGACGGCATAGTGAGGCATGACAGGCGCGAGCGTTTGCGTCGTCGTCGCAGCATGTGTTTGCACCTGTTGCAGAAGATAGGTGTGGACACTTCGGACTGGGCCCGGGTGAACGCCTACTGCATGAATCCCCGGATAGCCGGCAGGCCGTTTTCGGAGTTGAGTGCCGAGGGTTTGAGCGAGCTGTCGGTGAAGCTGCGTATGATATTGAAGAAGCAAGTGCAGCCGAAGTCGTCGAGAGCGTCCCGCAATGTCGTGAGTACAACGGGGAGTATAACATGCGTAGCAGAATGTTGAGTGTATGGGAACTCGTGAGAAGGTAAAAGAAACGATGCGCTACATACGCGCGATTACGTCGGAGATGAGTACGGCGGATTACGAGAGCTACGTAGAGCAATTGAAAAATGAGATAGAGTTGTCGGCGGAGCTATGGGACTGGTGTACGCCGGACGAATAAAGAATAAATAAACCAACAAACAAAAAGAAAATGGTAAAGAGAGTAAAGAAAGTGATTGTAAGCGGTGTTACCCGCGAGAGTGCAGAGGAAGCCTTTGCGATGTATGCCAAGGCGGAAGCCCTGGGGTCAAAGATAGTGGCCGAGATAGAGCTGCAATGTGCCAAGATAAGGGAGAAGTACGCCGTCAAGTTGGCGGAGTGCGAGGAAGAGAAGAACAAAGCCTTCGATGTGTTGCAGGCCTACGCCCTGGAGAACCAGGAAGAGTTGTTTTCGAAGAAGAAGAGCGTAGACATGTCGCACGGCGTGATAGGTTTCCGCACGGGCACGCCGAAGTTGAAGACATTACGCGGTTTCACGTGGGCGAGTGCGTTACAGCTGTTGAAGGAGTTCCTGCCGGGTTACGTGAGGCAGACGGAGGAGATAGCGAAGGACAAGCTGTTGGCCGACCGCGCCGCGGAGGAAGTAAGCGGTAAGATGTCGAAGTGCGGTATTCAGGTGGTGCAGGAGGAGACGTTTTATGTAGAACCGAAGAAAGAAGAAGTGCAATGAAACATACAGTAGTGAAGCCCCCGAAGATAGCGGTATGCAAGGAATGTAACGGTACGGGGAAGGTAAAGAACAGCGATTACGAGTGGTGCGAGTGCGGTCAATGCTGCGGTAGCGGCCGTGTAATAGTGAGTGCAAGGATTGAATTGGAGATACGACCATACAGGCAAAAGGAACAGTAATAAAAAGGGACACAATGGCAAAGCGTCGCGGAGTCAGCTACATGAAGCGAGTGGAAGAAGTGAACAGGATATATGACCGGGAGTCGCGTCGCGGTTTGTCGAACCGCGAGATATGGCGTCGGTACATATATCCCGTTTACGGGATAACGGAGCGTACTTTCTATAACATGTTGAAGGCGAGTGCGGACGAGCGCAAGCTCATAGCAGCGGACGACGATGTGCGCGAGTTGCTATTATTTCAAGACGCGAGACATGGAGAGTGAGATAATGCGTCGCGTGTTGCGTGGCGTGCGCGTGGAGTTGGGGGACGAGTTCGACAGGAACTTCGAGCGGCAGTCGTATTTCGGTGAGGCGTGGGCGCGGAGGAAGAGCCCGTTGCGGGCGGGTGGCGCGATACTGGTTGACACGAGCGCCCTGCGTAAGAGCATACTGAGCCGTGCTGACGATGAGAGCATAACGTTTTACACTGACCTGCCCTACGCGGCGATTCACAACGAGGGTGGCGAGATAGTGGTGACGCGCAGGATGAAGGGTTACTTTTGGCGCAAGTATGACGAGGCCAGGGGAGGTTTCGGCAGGAAGAAGGACGGTAGCCTGCGCAATGACAAGCGCACGCGGCGTTTGGTTGTCGAGGCGGAGTTTTACAAGTTCATGGCGCTGAAGAAGGAGGGCTCGGTGATAAGGATACCGCGGCGGCGTTTCTTAGGCGGCGGTGCGGCTGTTGAGCGTATTGTGCGCGAGACGGTGGAGAGTGAGTTGCGTGATTTTTTTGAACATGAGTATAAACTTAAAGATGACAAGAGATGAGAAAGGAATTGTATGCTGCCATAAAGGCTAAGATTGAGGGTGAAGTGCCGGAGGTGAAGCACGTGGACCTGTGGAACCATAATGTGGAGTTCATAGAGCAGGAGACGGCGTGGGCGCGTCCGGCGGTGTTCGTGGAGTTCGGTACGATAACGTGGTCGGCTTTCCAGGGCGGTGGCCAGCGCGGCCGTGGCGTGGTGCGTGTGCATTTGGTGACGGACTGGGTGGAGGGCGGCTATGAGGCGGCGTTCGACCTGGGGCGTAAGTTGTATGGTGTGCTGGAGGGTATGGACGGGGAGTGTTTCGACGGCATGGCGTTGGTGGAGACGTCGACGAACCATAACCACGAGGAGATATTGGAGAGCGTGGACAGCTATGCGGTGCGTTACCTGCTGCGCCGGGTGGCCCCGGGGACCAACTGA